ATGGCCACTGGACCTGACGGACAGGCTACCCCGGCTGCACCTGAGCAAGTTGCTATGGCTGAACAAGCCGCTGCCAGCACCCAAGTCCTAGACCCGGCTATTCTCGATAACCTACGCTTAGGTGAGCAAAAAGTCAGAACACGACTTGTCACCGAGGCTTACGGAACTCGTCTCCCACAGAGACAGGTACCGCAAGATTATGAGAAATAATTAGGGTTTAGCACCAAAAAAACAAAAGTGTCAAGTCATACTTGATATTGAAAACCATTGAGTGGTCATACGAGCTACGCACTTAGGTGCATTTGGAAAACGACCTAGAGAATAAAGGAAATATATGAGCACAGCAGAAACCCCATCAGCTGCTGCAGAGGCTTTTGAAGCCGAAGCAGGAGTAACTCCGGTCGTAGTAAGCCCTGACGCTGACGCGTCAACTGCTACGGACACGTCTACCTTCACCCAGGCACAGACCGAGAAGTCATCGAAGTTTTACACTGACGACGACCTCGCTAAGGTTCGAGCACAGGAGAAGGACAAGCTCTACCCTCAGATCGAGAAGTACAAGGCAGAACTCGAAGAGCTGAAGAAGCTCCGAGACGAAGAAGTCCAGTCTAAGCTCGCTGAGAAAGAGGCCAGAGACGCGGAAGCCCGCGCCAAGGCCGAGGCAGAGATGGACGTTCGAGACCTTCTAAAGCAGAAGGAGCAGGAGTTCAACGAGCAGTTGGAGCGTGAGCGCCAGGAGCGCGAACGCCTATTTGCAACGCTGGAGCGTGAGAAGCAATTTGCTGACATCCAGTCTTTCAAGACAGAAGTTTTGGAAGCTGAGCGGGAAAACATCATTCCCGAACTATTGGATCTTGTAGGCGGAAACACCCGCGAAGAGATCGCACAGAGCATCGAGGGCTTGAAAGAGCGCTCAGCTCGAATCCTGGAGAGTGCTCAAGCAGCAATGCAGAACGCTCGTAAGGAAATGAAGGGAACGAGCGTAACAACTCCTCCCGCCGGGCCAATGGACATTAATTCGGAGCAACGTAACTACACGGCTGATGAAATCGCAGCCATGCCGATGAACGAATACGCTAAATATCGACAGCGCCTACTGAGCCCAACAGCTCAGGGACGCTCCCAGGGACTGTTCGGAAACTAACCCAACCTCAACCACTAAGTCTTTAAGGAGACCCCCACAATGGCATCAGGTATAACGGGTACCGGCAATCTAGCCGCAGCCCCTACCTCATACTCGGGTACTAACACCCAGCTAACTCAGGCGATTCAGCAGATCTGGTCAAAGGAAATCCTTTTCCAGGCTATGCCAATCCTTCGCTTTGAGCAGTTCGCAGTTAAGAAGACAGAACTAGGTGTTGCACCTGGTCTTCAGATTAACTTCCTGCGTTACAACAACCTCGGAGCAGCTTCACCGCTCGTTGAAGGTGTACGTATGCAGACCAACGCGCTAACCGCACAGCAGTTCTCGATCACCGTTTCGGAGCACGGATACGCACTTGCTGTATCAGAGCTTCTTCTTAACGCTTCGTTCGACGACGTAATGGCATCGGCTTCGCGTCTTCTAGGTCGCAACATGGCTCTTTACCTAGACAAGTTGTCACGCGACACTCTATACAGCGCGACTTCAACCATCTATGGTGAGGACCGCTCAGGCCTTGCAGGTGTGAACAACTGGTACGCTTACGGAGTTAACGGCACCACCCGTGCTTCGATGACCGGTTCGAACTTCCTAACCCCTCGCACCGTCAAGGATGCAGTTGAGACCCTCTCGACCAAGAACATCCCAAGACTAGGCGAGACCTACGTTGCGTTCGTTCACCCGCACCAGAGCCGTCGTCTACGCGACAACCCAGAGTTCATTGAAGTAACCAAGTACGCTGCACCTGGTAACTTCATGCTAGGTGAGATCGGCCGTCTATACGACACCGTATTCATCGAGACTACTCAGGTTCGCCGTACACCTAACGGTGCCGGTACCAACTACACCACCGACACAGCTGCTGCTTACACAGTAACTCCTGGTGGAGGTTACATCACTCCAAACGACTTTACCGGTAACGGTAGCTCGGACCGCTACGACGCCATCTTCATTGGTGACAACGCATTCGGTCACGCTATCTCGCTTCCAGTAGAGCTCCGCGATGGTGGTATTCTAGACTTCGGTCGTGAGCACGACCTTGCTTGGTACTCAATCTTCGGTCTTGGTCTAATCACTGACCAGGCTGTTGTGATTGCAGAAACCAACTAGTAGTACCCCGATTAGTGGGGGGTCAGAAATGGCCCCCCACTTTTCACCCCCCATCAGTTACTAATCAGGAGAATACCCCGTGGCTACACAAAAAAAGGCAACCGACTTTACAGGACGTCAGCGCGACAAGCTTGCGCAAGAAAATCTAGAGGCTATGCAGGAACGCGCTACTGAAATGGCGCTTGCTACTGCAGAAGCAGCTTTCAAGGTTGAGAACGAAATTCTCGACGCAACCAAGCCAAACCTAGTTGAGACTATCGTAGTAGACGACATCACAACTACAGGCGCAAGCGGCAAGACTGTCGTAATCCGAGTCGCAGAGGACATCGAATCGATGACCCTAGGCGCTGGCAATTACTACACTTTTAAGGCTGGTCAGAAGTACGAAGTGACCCCAGAGGTCGCAGCTCACCTAGAGCAAAAGGGCTACCTAGCTACTCGTTACTAGACACAGCTTCCTACGACTCAGCGGGCCTAGTGCCCGCTGTTTCGTTTATCCAGACTTTTCCTTACATTTAAGGCACCATAGTTATAGTGAATCCGTTAGGGGCTATTAAATGGCAACTCTCTTAGACCTAGTGGCTAAGGTAAGAACTGAACTGAACGACCAGCCTCGTCAGTTCACTAAGTCGTTCACGGGGGACGGCGCAACTAAAGACTTTGTTCTTGGTTATAAGCCAATCGATGCCAACACTCTTTTAGTTACCTCGGGTAACACAACCCTTACCAACCCAACAACCTACACAGTTGAGGCCGGGATTGGTGTCGTTCACACTGTAACCGCTCCAGCATCTAACGTAGTTCTTAAGGTAGTTGGTAGCGTTTACCGATACTTCTCTGATGCCGAAATTGAGTATTTTGTAAATACTGCTGTAACTCAGCACACCTTTAACCGCACAGACGGCTACGGTCGGCAGATGAACATTAGCATGTTGCCAGAGGTCGAGGTCTATCCAATAACGATCTTGTCTACAATAGAGGCCCTATACGCTCTGGCAACAGACGCCTCCTTTGATATTGATATCCAAGCCCCAGACGGCGTTACAATCCCGCGAGCGCAGCGATACAGCCAGCTCATGGGCCTAATTGCTCAACGCCAGGAACAGTACCGCAACATTTGTTCCGCCCTTAACATCGGCCTCTGGCGTATCGAAATCGGCGTTCTGCGCCGCGTCAGCAGGACAACAAACAAGCTTGTGCCTGTTTACATGCCGCAAGAGGTTGATGACGCTAGAAAGCCGGAGAGGGTCTATTTGCAGAACGACCTTACTGGTCGCAGCCCGCTACCTACTACCGTAGGAATCTACGACCTAGTTATTGAAGAAGGCGACAACTTCTCTGTAGTCTTGGACTTCCCTGACGACACTAACTTTAACGACCTAGTTTGGAAAGCCCAGATCCGTACTTACCCAGGCTCCCCTACTTTGTGGGCAACTATGACCACTGCCGTTAATAACTCAACGCTAAAGAAGCTCACTATCTCCTTAACTAAGGAACAGACTAAATATCTGCCAGTTCGTTGCTCATGGGACATCCAGGCCACATCAATTGCTGACCCTACACAAACTCGTACTTACCTTCGTGGTCAGGTGTTTGTAAACAAGCAGGTGACTGTAGACTAATGGTAGACACAATCATTGTAACTCCGGCTGCCCCCGTCACTGTAGGGGTGTACTCCGGACAGCCTGGCCCCCCAGGAGCTACTGGTGCTACTGGTGCTACTGGTGCTACTGGTCCTGCTGGACCACAAGGACCTGCGGGAATTAATGGAACTACACAGGTTATCGCATACACCCATACGCAAAATGCGGTATCCTCTACTTGGAGCATTACACATAATCTGAGTTTCAAACCTAACGTCTCAACTACGGATTCCTCCGGATTCGGTATGGAGGGAACAGTTAGCTACACGAGCGCTACCACTCTAACTATTGAATTTGGCTTCGGCACAACCGGATTTGCGTATCTATCTTAGGAAAGTAAATGGCCCGTAATTTTTATACCCCAATCAACCTGAATGGTCTTGAACTTCAAGACGCTGCGGTAGGTAACCTATCGACTACGTCGATCAACGCCATAACTTCGGGAACTGGTCGTATCCAGTATGACTCCACCCTAAACGTCCTTAAGTACCGCGATAACTCGGGCTGGCAGACTATCTCTACCGGTGGCGGCTCGTTTACCCTCGGTAGCACTAGCATTTCGCTAGGTGGCACAGTTACCACAGTTGCAGGTCTTACTCTTTCAGGCCCTTCATTTAGCGGCACTATTACTACGCCGCTTACCACTGCTGGTTATGTAACCAATAACGGCAGCGGTGTTCTAGGGTCTGTAACCACAATCCCTAACGCTGGCCTTACTAACTCAACTATTTCTGGCGTTTCTCTGGGTGGCACCCTAGGTGCTCTTAGCCTAGGAACCGGCCTTTCTTACGACGCTGGCACTACCTACACAGGTGGCACAGCCCGTACACTAAACGTTGCTACTGGCTCTACTTCGACTGCTGGTATTGTCTCCCTAACTGACTCTACTTCGTCTACAAGCACTACGACTGCCGCTACCCCAAACAGCGTTAAGTCTGCATACGACTTGGCTAATGCTGCCCTACCAAAAGCTGGTGGCACCATGTCTGGTGCTATCGCTATGGGCAGCAGCAAGATTACGGGTCTTGGAACCCCTACTGCGTCAGATGATGCGGCTACTAAAGCTTACGTTGACAACGTGTCTCAGGGCCTTAATGTGCACGATGCTGTTAACTATGCAACTACCGCTGCTCTAGGCACTACCGGTAACCTTGTCGGTGGAACTATTACTACCACTTACGCAAACGGAACTAGCGGCGAGGGCGCGACCCTTACTATTGCTACTTCGTCTAACTGGACAGCAATCACAATTGACGGCCAGTCGCTCACTGTTACCAACCGTGTGCTTATTAAGAACCAGTCATCCGCCCTACAGAATGGTATTTATACCGTAACCTCTGTGGGTGCTGTGGGAAATACCACTTCGTTTGTGTTTACCCGTGCAACAGACAACGATCAGGTCCCAGAACTCGAAGCCGGTGACCTAACTTACGTAATTGCGGGTACTGCAAACGGCGGTAACGGATACGTCCAGACCGCTGTAGTAACCACAGTTGGTAGCTCGTCGGTTACTTGGTCTCAGTTCTCTGGTTCATCTACCACTCTTGCAGGTGCTGGTCTTACTCCTAACGGAACTAACCCTAACCAAATTGACGTCGGCTCTACAACACTTACCGTAACCTCAAACGCCGTCGATCTTGCAACTGTTACTCCAAGCAACTCTGGTTCGGCAAGCGCCGCTACTATCGTAGATGACATAACAGTTGACAGCTACGGTCGCGTAACTGGTGTGACTTACACGTCTGTCCCGTTCACCGCCCTGGGTACCACTACCTCTACTGCCACAGCTACAGCCGCTTCTGGAACGATTACCTCTGCTCGCCGCGTAACCGGCGTAGGTATTGGTACTGGTACAGCAATGGTTGTAAACCACGGCCTTGGTCAATGGGTACACGCCCAGATCTTTGACACTAGCGGTAACCTAGTTGAAACTGACGTATTAAACGCCTCTACCAACAGCGGAACTACGACATTTACATTTGCTTCTTCGCAGACCTTGACTGGATTCCAGTACGTTATTGTAGGTTAGACTTAACCTATGGCAAGGACTATATATACGGACCTTACGGCCACTGGTCGTACATTTACCGCCGCTACCTTCTCAGGTAACCTTTCTGGAACCATAAACAGCATTACTATCTCCGGCACATCTAGCACAACCATGACGCTGCCTTCTACTACGGCAACTATTGCTAGAACTGACGCGGCTCAGACCTTTACAGGAGTGCAGACGTTTAATGGAAACGTCATTTACCACATTGCTACAAACGCCCAAACCGCGTCCTACACCCTTGTTTTAGCGGATGATGGAAAAATAGTTGAAGTCAGCAACGCATCTGCTAACACCGTGACTATTCCATTGAACTCCGCGGTTGCTTTTCCTGTAGGAACTCAAATTACCGTTATTCAAACAGGCGCTGGACAGACAAGCTTTGCAGTTACTGCTGGTGTGACTCTTAACGCTACCCCACAAGCAACCGCAAACACCGCAAAGCTTCGTGCCCAATGGTCCTCAGTAACCCTACTCAAGCGTGACACAAATATTTGGGTTGCCATGGGCGATTTGACGTTCTAATGGCTATAAGTGGCGGTATTGCCGCGGGAGCAGGGAAAGAGCCTGACAGGCCTACGTCTGTGTCAGCCACGGCCGGTAATGCCTCAGCAACCGTCTCCTTTACAGCTTCCACCCATAAGGGCAAAGGAAACTCAATTGCTACGTATGTAGCTACCTCTTCCCCTACAGGAATAACTGGCACTAGCTCAACTTCACCAGTTACTGTTAACGCTCTGTCTAACGGTACTGCCTATACTTTTACTGTTGTAGCCAATGCAACCTACGGGGCTTCAACTATAACTAGTGCGGCATCAGTTGCAAGCAACTCTGTTACCCCAGTAGCCCCAACTACCACTACTACCACTACTACCACGACAACTACAACCACCACAACCACCACAACCACTGCGGGAACTACCGCAGCCCCTAACTACAAACGTTGTACTTCTGCCCAAGTTTCTGTGGGTTGTTGTACGAGCACAAGCTGCTGTGTCGTAGGTGGTGGCGGTGTTTCTTGTGCTACCCCATCTTGTGGTGGTACGCTAACTTGTTTCTAAGATGTTAGGATTTATATATGCTTACTGATGCTGATCTAGAGTTTGTGCACCAAGGCACTAATGGGGTTGCACTAGTTTGGGTTATTGACGAACAGTGCCTCTATGATTTGCCGCTATCTGTAGAGCACGCGTTTATCTTTCAAGAAGCGGACGAGGTGCTGGACGTATCGGAAGACTACTCAGACCACGACGGCATTACAGTGGAGTTCCGTAAAAATGGCGTGACCCTAGAAACCCTGCAGACAGGTGAGTACTTCGGCAGTATTTTGCTAAGTAACCCTTTGGTATTAGACCTGCATCAGTACCCTTACGGACTGTACGTAAGCTCCCCAGACGCACTATTCCAAAACGGTGAGTTTGTTATACTTGACCACGACGTAACAGGAGAGGACCCTTTCTATGAGTAAGAGTCGCTGGGAGCAGTACAAAGAAAAAAATGGCGTTACTCCTCTAGATTTGTTAAACCCTAAAACCATAAAAATTGATCTCACTGCCGCAACCGCGCGAATGGATATCTGTAAAAGTTGTCCAGAACTTATAGGTCTTACCCACCAGTGCAAAAAGTGTGGGTGCTTCATGGACGTTAAAACTAAGCTAGAGGCGGCTAAATGCCCTCTCGGCAAGTGGTAGCGACTACTCGCTGGGACGAGTATAAAAAGAAGCACGGCGTTACGTCGCCTCTTAAGTACCCAATTGCAATGGCGCAGATTGACCCTAATGGGCTCTGCAACGTTGGCTGTTGGTTTTGCCCTGTAGGCTACGCGCCTAACCCCGAAGTAGGCAAAAAGAACATGCCCATAGAGGTTCTTGACAGCATCCTTAAGCAGCTACACGAGGGCAAAGGTAGTTTTGTTTCTCGCGGCTTTGATTTTATATACACCGCTCATTACAACGAGGTCCTGCTGTACAGGCACTTTGAAGAGATGTTGGCCCTCTTTCGAAAGTACGGGTTTAAAACAATGATCCTTACTAATGGGACCCCCCTTACCCCGGCTAAGACAGACATCATAAAACAGTACCCTGATGTCGTATATGGTATTTGCTTTAATACTCCCTCAGCAAACCAAGAACGCTGGTCCAAGGCTGTAGGAATGAACGAAAAGATATTTGCCAAGCTTCTTTCTAATATTAGCTACGCTATCGAACAACTCCCTGAGATGTTTGAGACCAAGCGCCTATCGATCCAAGTAAACGGCCTCAATAAAATGTCGTTGTTTGAGTATGGTGGTTGGATAGATAAACTACAGAACGCTCCAGAAATAGACCTAGACCCAGAAACGGGCTCCCTTGCTACAGAGGTTGCTGAATTTGAATCCCTATTCCCAGGCATGCAGGTGTACGGTATGCCAAGCCTTATTGATCGAGCAGGGCACCTAGACAAACATGGGGTTATAACTAACGCTCGTGCTATTGAGTCCTACAGCAAGGGCGACAAGACTCGTGTAGTGGGCTGTGGCAACGGCAAGGAGGTCGGCGGTAGACCTAATGGGTGGCTGCACGTAAACGCTAATGGTGACGTATTTATCTGCTGTAACGATTATGACTTTGAAAGTACATTTGCTAACGTTGCAGATAAGCCTTTAAAGGATATCTGGCACGGCTCAGAGCACACCACTATGATACAGCAAGCCTACGACACTATATGTAGGACCTGCTCAGCTGCAATTTGGGAGTAACGTGGCAAGCATATTTATTCAACTAGCTTCATACCACGACTATGAGCTCCCCGGCACTATCTTAAACGCGCTAGAGATGTCATCGGGTAATCACCAGATTAACTTTGGGGTTCACCACAACTACTACGAAGTAGACGATATCTTGATTCCAAATATCTCTAACGTAAAGGCTACTATAAGCAAGGCCCCCCACAATCTAGGTATGGGCATTAGCAGAGAGATAGCGCATAACTTCTACTGCGGTGAAGACTACTATATGCAAGTAGATGCTCACACTAGGTTCAGAGAGAACTGGGACAATAACTACATAGTCGAGATTGATTACTACAGGTCATTAGGGTTTGAGAAGCCGCTGCTGACAACCTATCCCAGAAACTACTGGTACACAGACGGCAAGATGGAGCACGATGAGGGCTGGGCAATCAGCTGCATTAGCTTTGAGGAAGATAAAGAACGGTTTGCAACCTTAAGGGTTCCTTCTCAAATGGCCTGGAGCAACCCCAAGGGAAACGTATTTAGTCGGTCCGTGTCGGGCGGCTCCATATTTACTGTAGGGCCCTTCTTTGTCCCCAACAGGCGCACACACTCAGTTGGTGAAGAGATTTTAATAGCTGCAAGGGCTTATACCCACGGGTATGACTTGCTCGTACCGAGACAGAACCAGTTGTCTCACCTTTATTACGACCACACTAAGGCGGGCGTAAACGGGCGACGTTTGGTTTGGCAAGACTTTCCTGAGAAGTCAAGTGACTTTGAAAAAATAGGGCTTGAGGAGGTTCAGTCCATATTTAAAAACAATGTCATAGGCGACCAAGGGTTTGGTACTGAACGAACTCTAGAAGAGTTTGAGGTGTTTGCTGGGTTGGATTTTGCCTCGGGAGCAGTAATTGCTAGGGAGGACGCCGGGGTTGAGACCAGACTCGCTGAGCTTTCTTGCCCAGTAGGGTTTTGGAACCCACTCTTGCGTCAATAGCCCTGATTTTTTTGGCAATATGCGAGACACTATAAGTGATCAATAGACTTACCTGGTAGCAGGTAGGAACAAAAAATACCCGACAAGGTACTAGGGTAAAGCCCCCAGCAGAGGTGACTGGGGGCTTTACTAATTAATTACCCGACAAAGATAACAAAATACCAGTATACTAAAAAAAGGTAATCATGAGAGCACATACACCTGGCGGTAGATTTGATGCGGACTTTGAGTCCGATCGTATCAGTGAGGGAATCACTGAGGATTTAGCCAATCCCGCAGGTAACTCAGCGGACTGGTGGAAGTTCGACTCCGTGAACAACAAGGTAGACCCTATCTATGACGTAGAACCTATCGGCACCGGAAGAACCTGGACCGGCCCGAGCGTTCTTCGAGTTATCCGCTCTACTATTACTGAGGGTTCTAACCCACTTAACCCACGTGGTTTCTACAACACAGACACGTTGCACCTTACAGTCAACATTGATGACATGTACGATGTAAGTTCAGAGCTATTCTTTGATCGCTCTAAAATTAAACCGGCCCTTGACCTTGCAAACAAATACCGCGTTGTGTGGAAAGGGCAAGTTTACCGCCCAATCCGAACTCAACCAGCGGGCCTAGTGGCTACCCGCCACACCCTAATCGTTATTGATCTTATACAGCTAGCTCCGGATGAGCTAGTCAATGACAGTCAGTTCCTTGACTACGCTGCACCTGGCGTAGTGGGAATAGGCTATGGTAATGCACCATTCGGAAACAACCCTTACGGAGATTAAATGCCAGTTCCAAATAAACCTGTAGTTGGAGAAACCAACTGGGGAGACAAACTTAATACTGCTCTGGACTACTTAGATAATAAAGTAGGTCCTTGGGTAGCCGTTCCTGCAACTGCTACTTCCACCGGCACTGCCGGTCAGATAGCCTATGCTTCTGGATTTTTGTACGTATGCGTTGCTACTAACACCTGGCGTAGAACCGCCCTAACCACCTGGAGTTAACCCATGGCTAAAGTAAGAACTAAAGACGGCGTCGGGCACGTAGTCACTAAAAAGAAGTCTGACAAAGGTATTGGCAAGAAGGGCGACATTATTGTTGACCACACCGCCACCTCAAAAGGCAAGTACGACAAGATGAACTTGACCAAAGTAGCTAAGGCTAAAACTGTTAAAGAAGGCGTTGCTGGAACTCGTAAGTGGCACGCAGAGAACCCCCAGAAGAAAGCGAAGAAGAATGGCAAGTAAGAAGCCGGTCTGGGAAAAGCCAGACCCTACTAAAAAAGACAAGCCGCTCAGCAAAGGCCAAAAGTCCTCTGCTAAAGCTAAGGCTAAGGCTGCTGGTCGTCCGTACCCTAATTTGATTGATAACATGGCTGCTGCCAAGAAGGCGAAGAAGAAAAATGGCAAGTGAAGCTTGGCAGAAAAAATCTGGCAAAAATGCTAAAGGCGGCCTGAATGAAAAAGGCCGCAAGTCTTATGAGAGGGCTAACCCTGGCTCAGACCTAAAAGCCCCAGTAAAGTCTGGCGACAACCCTCGCCGCGCTTCGTTCCTAGCTCGAATGGGTGGAAACCCAGGCCCAGAACGTAAGCCCAACGGAGACCCTACCCGCCTGTTGCTATCGCTACAGGCGTGGGGAGCATCATCCAAAGCTGACGCTAAAAAGAAAGCAGCCGCCATGTCTAAGCGTCTCGACAACAAGAAGAAAGGCACTAAGTAATGCCACTAGCACCAAAGGGCTCTAAGAGCTCAATCAACAAGCAGTCAAACGCTGCTCCTAAGTACGCACCAAACAACCCTGTAGACCGCCAAGCAAAGAAGGCGTTGTCCAAGGGATCTGTGGCTAAGGGTGGTACAATTAAAGCTCCAGGCGAGATCATTGCCATGGCATCTGATAAGACGCGTAACAAAGCAAACGCCATCTCACAGAAAAGAAATAAGTAATGTCTGATTGCAAGTGCGGCAACTGCGGTTGCGGAAAGAAGGACCCTAATGGCCCTAGTTCATAACTCATATACCCTAGCGGCAACAACGCCTACCGCTATTGCTACCATCCCGTTGAACAACCCTAGAACCTCAGTTGTTGTTACTAACGTGGACACCGCCTCGGTATACCTTGGCGATTCTTCTGTTTCTACAGGAGCTAACGTAGACCGCGGAATTAGGGTTGCTACCAACACCAACCAGGAAATCTGGCTAAATGGTGGCGAGACCCTATATGCCGTTTCTCTAGCCGGAACCGCAGCCTACGCAGTTGCAGTTCTATACTCAACCGTTATCCCAGCGTAAGGAACGTAAATGAATAAGAAACCAGCGTACGAAAAAGGCAAGTACACCGAGGCCAAGGACGAGAAGAAGGACGCGGCAATGCTTAAGAAACGCGGCCTAACCTCTAAGTCTGACAAGTCTGAGTGGAAGAAGAAAGACGACGCCCACGCCGCTAAGAAGAAGCCAAAGACTATGGCTGAAGACAAGAAGATTGACGCCAAGATGATGAACTCTATGGCTGCCAAGAAGCACTCTGCTCATGAGAAGGCTGAAGGCAAAAAAGGCGAAAAACTCGAAAACAGGATGGAAAAGAAGCCAGGCCGTAAGTAACAATGGCTAAAACCGACAAGGAACTTAGGCAGGTTAAGAAAGACTCTGCCACCTCTGCGCGCGTACTGCGCGTCAAGGTCCCTCAGCAACCTGGTTACAACGGCGTTGTTACCAAAAAAGAGGGTAAGAAGACGGTAAGCACTAACGCCGTAAGGGCTGTTAAGCGAACCGACGACCGCCTTGCGGACAACAGCGCTAAAGGCTTTGACCAGTCTCCTCGCGATAAGCAGTTATACAAGGCTATCGGCGCTGGTAGAAGTCAGCAGTTTAAGTCTGACTTGGAGCGCTCGCGGGTTGGAAAGCTAGAACGCGGGGTTGACATGCCAAGGAAAGGCATTGTAGGAGCACCCAAGGGCTCCGGCACAGTTTAAATATAAAAGGTTTAGCCCTGCGAAAGCGGGGCTTTTCTTTTATCCTGTAAGTGGCCCTATGCGGGGGCTGCACCAAACTTGCGCTGTACCTTGCTTATTTAATGGAGACACTCATGTCTAGCCTTGACAGAGACCAACACAGATCGGTCTCACAATTTTCCGAGATGGATTTCATCCGCGGAATGGCTGACAGCGCTACTAAGGGCCACGGCACAGCAAACTTGCTGGCGGGTCTAGCAATAGGGTTTCTAGTAAATAAAGCAGTACGGTGGTACAAGTAGTGGCGACAACTTTTAAAGATACCGCAGCCAACTCACTTAAGACTCTCCAGTCATCTTTGACTAAGGAGATACAGTCTGACGCCCTATCTGCCGGGTGGCCTAAAATGTACGCTAACTCGCTAAGTGTTCGAATCGATAAATCAAACATTTATATCGATTACCCAGAACAGCTAGCTCAAGACATCGAGGACTTGGAGTACGGGTCTGAGTCTCAGCCGCCTAAGCCGATCTTGCGCCTATTCATAGACCGCCACTCAGAGGACTTTCAAAACATTTTTGCCGAGTCCTCGGTCAACTATCTATTTGATTCGGGGGTACTTCCTTGAGTTTTCTATTTAGCGAAGATGAGGCCCTAAAGACTCGACTTAAGGGAATCATTGTTTACGACGAGAAGAACAACAACCGCGAAGTAGGCGTTTGGTTTGCTAACCCTGACATTGAACAGCGCGCCCAGTCTTACCCCTACATTACTGTTGAGCTAATTGACACTGTGTGGGCTAGCTACCGTCAGGCTTCTGGCTTGATTGTGGACAACGACGCCCAAGGAACAATTGCCCCAGTAGCTGGAAAGCTATACACCTACGAAGTACCGGTTGCTTGGGATTTAACTTACCAAGTTACTACCTACGCCAGACACCCGCGACACGACCGCGCTATGCTGGCCCACCTGCTTAATAAGGTATTCCCGTCAAAGCGCGGGTACTTGCCTATTAAAAATGATCTGGGAACAGAAACGGGCTATCGCCACTTGTTCCTCGATGAATACACAAAGCGAGACACTATTGAGGATGGCCGTCGGCTATACCGCAACGTGTTCACTCTCACAGTTACAAGTGAGGGAGCTGCTCTGCTTCCAACGGATGCGCCGGAAGTTGAACAAGTACTCATTAACGACACTACACAAAATATCCCGACTGACCTACAACCTCTGTAATATACCGCTACCTCTAACTATCAAGGAGAAAACTAATGCCGTACCTACGTCCCGGTGTGTACATTGAGGAAACCCTCAATCCAAACCCACCTATCGTCGGTCCTAACTCTGACTCAGTTGCAGCCTTTGTGGGCACTTCTGACAAGGGCCCAGTGGCCGCAACTCTAGTGACCTCATGGTCACAGTTCACAAGCCTTTATGGCTCATGGAGCACAACTGCTAGCCGTAACAAGCTAATTACAGCTGTATACATGTTCTTTGCAAACGGCGGAAGCCGCTGCTACGTCAAGCGCGTTACTGCTGGAACCCCTGTTGTTGCTACCAGCACCTTCCTAGACAGCACCTCTCCAACAGCAGCCAATACTTTAACCGTAAACGCGCTTAACGCTGGTGCTTGGGGCAACGACATCTGGATTGGTATCAACACCTCATCACTTGGCTCTAGCTACTTTGATCTAACTGTCTACTACAGCAGCACTGCCTCTGCAGGTAATGCAGTTGAGCGATTCACTGACATTACTATGCTAAACAGCGACCCACGTTACGCTATCTCAGTTATTAATGGAAGTTCTGCTTACATCACTGTAGTTGACGCAAGCCCATCGGACAGCCACACAGCGAGCGACAACCCAGCCCCTACTGGAGCTGGTGGAAGCGTTCCTGTAGAGCTAGCCTCTGGTGCAGATGGCACCGCCCCTACAGATGCTAACTTGGTTTCTGCGCTGACTGCTTTTGACACCATTACTCAGAGCCTAATCCTGAACCTTCCAGGTGTTACAGGCACAACTGATGTAAACGGTGCAATCACTTACGCAGCCGGCCGTGGAGACGTGTTTGTAGTTATCGACCCTCTTGTTGATACTGTGTCAGCTCAGCTAACTCGTGCGGCTGCTTACACCAGCACTTCGTACGCAGCCGTGTACTACCCTAGCTTGGTTATTCCAGACCCAGTTAGCTCTGCACCTAACGCAATTACAACTGTCCCGACCGGAGCCGCTGTTATGGGCCGCTATGTTGCAACAGATGCTTCTCGCGGTATTTTCAAGTCTCCTGCTGGTCTAGATGCTCGTCTTTCTGGAGTTGTCTCAGTAGCACAGTTGACTAACAGCGACCTTGACGCACTAAACAGCGCCTCGGCTCCTGTAAACGCAATCCGCTACGTACCAGGTTCTGGCATCGTGGTTATGGGTGCCCGTACCCTAAAGCCAGGATACGCAGACCGTTATGTATCGGTACGCCGTAGCCTAATCTACTTAAAGAAGAGCTTGGAAGACCTAACTGGTTTTGCAATCTTCGAGCCAAACGACGAGCGTCTATGGAATCGACTAACTTCTACAGTAGAAACTTTCCTCACCGACTTCTGGCAACAGGGCGGTCTCCGCGGTCTAACCCCGGCAGACTCGTTCTACGTCAAGTGTGACGAGGAGAACAACACTACCAACCAAATTGACAATGGAAACGTAGTGGTCGAGGTAGGCGTTGCTCTCCAGCGTCCTGCTGAATTCGTAGTTATCCGCATTAGCCAGTACGACAGCGGCGCTGTTGTAACTATTTCCTAGGAGGAACCTAAATGGCAACCACCCAAAACGCCAAGAGTAGCATTCAACGCTTCTCTAAACTGGCTACTGATCCAATCCGTAATTTTAGATTCCTTGTGGAATTTCAGACTACCGCGGATGGCAACCCAGCTGCCAACACCTTCATGAACTTCAGTGGAGGCTTCACTCAGATTTCAGGTCTGAACATCACTACCCAGAGCATCAGCTACCGCGAAGGCGGCATGAACACGACTCTGCACCAGGTTCCTGGTCAGACCTCGTTCCAGCCAATCACCCTTCAGCGTGGTGTTATCTACGGTAAGGATGAGTCAATCAACTGGATGAAGACCCTGTTCGCAGCTGCTGCTGGCGAAGGTATCCCGGGTTCTGGCGGAAAGAACTTCCGTTGCAACCTAGTCATCTACGTCCTTGACCACCCAATTACCGCTGACCCGCTAATCACGGCTAATGACATCGTGTCTACAAAGGCATTTAAGATGAAGTTTAAGGTACACAACGCTTGGATTCAGGCGCTGAACTTTACTGACCTTAACGCCCAAGACAACGCGCTTATGTACGAGACCATGACTCTTGTGCACGAGGGCCTTTCGGTATCTTTCGTAACTCAGTAATAAATTCTGGTAAACTAATAAATAACTAATTAGGAGCATTACATGTCTGAAGAGATTTTCACAAGCAATACAACGGCAATTGAATCAGCTATCGCTGAGGTCAATGATACGCCGGAAGTAGAGATCGAAACCGTTGCACCATCTAATACTGACGTGCTGCTCCCCGGCGGATTCATCGCCGGGGACGGCTCGGTAGTAAAGTACGCAGAAGTGCGTGAACTTAACGGAGTTGACGAAGAGGCAATTGCCAAAACCGGAACTCCAGGCAAGGCTCTCATGGCTATGCTACAGCGAGGTCTAGTGTCTCTTGGCGGCGAAAAAGCTACCAAAGAGGACCTAGACAAGATGCTTAGCGGAGACCGTGACGCAGTGCTTATTGGTATTCGTCGAGTAACCTTCGGTGACACTATTGACTTTGAGTTCCCTTGCGAAAACTGCAAGACAGACTTAAACGTAACCGTGAACTTAGGAACTGACGTCCCTTACAAGAATCTTGAGGACCCTCAAGAGGGACGCACGTTTGTGTACCAGTCTAAGACCAGCGGTGAAATTAAAGTCTCTTTGCCTACTGGCCTTGTGCAGCGAAAGCTTCTTGAGAACATTGATAAGAGCCGACCTGAACTAAACACCATCCTTTTGGCTGGCTGTGTAGATTCAATTAACGGCAATGGTTCTCTGGGAGCTAGCTCTGTTCTAAAGCTTGGTATGAAAGACCGAGAGCAACTTGTCACTGAGATCATTACCAGAACCCCAGGCCCACGCCTTGGGGAGGTGAAGACGACCTGTGAGGCATGTGGCGAGGATATTCCTATGCCACTGTCGTTGGCAGATTTGTTTCGTCTATAGAGACGAAGATTACGAAGCACTACTCGACCAGTATGAAGCACTAACCAGATCATTTCCCGGATGGACGCTCTCTGACATCAGAGAGATGTCTGTAAGAGAACGTTTAAATTGGTTGTCTCGTGCATCCAGAAATAGGATAGGTCAGTAATGTTAGGTTTACCGGTAGGCGGTAGCAGCCCTAAAAAGGCTAAGCTAGTCGCTGACCTTGCCGTTGAGTATACCAAGCTCAACGCTATCCTTGAAAAAACGGCAACGCTTTCTGGCACCATCTCTAAAAACCTTAAAAATTCTAAAGGTGGCGGCCCCGGCGGCGGCGCTATGCAATTTGGCAGCAGCCCGCCCCCTCCTATAGCCGGTGGCTCTCCTCCCCCAGGCAGCTCTGCTGTAGTCGGTACCGGCCCTGGTGGCGGTGGCTTAACCACTCCTGTAGGAAACACTCAATTTAAGAGCCCTGGCGCTAGCAGCATGAGCTGGAGCGAAGTAGGCAAGAATGCTATGCGCTCTGTTGCCGAGGGTATTCCCGGCGCACTTGCCGCAGGTGGCTCAGGATTTTTACAGGCTATTAACCCTAGCGATTTTGTTGCCAACGATATGGCTCGTCGATCAATGGCTTTTTACCAGGGAATGGGCGGACAAACAGGGGCCGATAAAGCCGGCAAGCAAATTGAAAATATGATGAACGCTGGAACCGCTACCAGCGCTCTAGATGGTGCTAACGCTGCCATGATGGGTGCCAGTAATGGCCTTATGCCAGGCATAGGTGGTGGAGCATACAGTGGTGCTGCTGGCGTTTCTAACATTATGCCGGGTGTTGGCCTTGAGGGCGGTATGGAAGCTCAGGCTGCCCTTAATAAAGCTAGTTCTGTAAACAAGCTTCGTATGATCGGCATTCAAGTTCGTGACGCTAACGGTTTGCCTAGGGCCGTAGAGGATGTTGCACGTCAGCTTTGGGGCCAACTAAAGGGCATGACCGGCGGCGACGGCCAGGGCTCTATTACTGAGGAAGACCTTACCTTTGCTTTGCAATCAGGTAACTCACTTGACTCAATGCTTAACCAATACTTTGGTAATGACCCAATTCTTCGTCAGTCAGTTATCCGCTACCTGTACCAGTTTGCTTCAGGAAAAGGCACAAGTAAAAAAGACCTAGAAAAAACTAACGCTAACCCCGCTGTATCCCAATCAGCAGGTAGACGAAACGCTGCCGCTTACGGCGCTATTAATGCTTACACTACCAAGGGCGCGCAGGGGGTTACAGACGCTAACGATATGGTCGCTCAGCTAGCTAGAATCGCAACTTCTTTGGAATTCCTGCTGGGCCCTGTAGTCCAGTTTACTACGTTTATGCAGACGCTTAGCGGCGGAGCCAACGGCGGTATCGGAAACCTAATCGGTGGTCTTGGAAACCTAGTTGGTCCAGCCATTGGAATGGCGCTTACAAAAGCATTTGGGCCTGTAACTAACTTTTTTAAAGGCATGTTTGGCGGTGGCACGGCTGCTGCCGGAACAACTGCTGCGGGCACATCCGCTAAGGCTGGTACAGCTGCAGCCAGTAAACTAGGCACTAGGGCAGCGGGTCTTGCGGCTGCGCCATTTATTACTAACGTCAGTAATATGATTGGCCTTGCTACTAGAGACAAGAATGTTCCGCTAACTGAAATCGAAAAAGCTACGCTACAGCATGAGTCTGGAATTAGAGCCGCAGATGCTATGTATATACCTTCGGGCAAAGATGGCAAGCCTTGGTGGGAAGACTTTGGCGGCGGCGAGGGCGGCGACGGCCAGCTTTACGGCATGGGCGATGGTGGCACCCTTGCAAGCCCTACCGATGGATACAGCAACAACATTACTAGTCGCTGGGGCGAGATCCGCCACCTAGTTATTGACGGCAAGAAGGTCACTACTAAGCCGCACGGCGGCATGGATATTGGTGTTCGTGAGGGTACATCTGTAAAGGCTGTTAAAGACGGAACAGTTATTCACACCGGATATAACCCAGACGGCTTTGGTAATAACGTTATTATTCAGCACGACGATGGTTACCAAACTGTTTACGCCCACCTTAGCTCTAAGTCAATGCAGAAGGGTGACAAGGTAACTGCTGGTCAACTTGTTGGGTTGAGCGGTAACACCGGTTTCTCTAGCGGCCCTCACTTGCACTTCCAGGTACAAAAGAACATTAATGGTAAAACTTATGACCCCGCTGCTTACCTATCCGGGTCTAAGGACGTAACGGCTTCTGGCGTACACTCAGGCACTCCGGAAGACGCGGTTTCTAACGCGTTGTTCAGCTCTAGCGCCGGGTCTCTATTCTCTGGAGTAAAGCCCAAAGATGGCGGCGGTGGGTCTGAGTCTAGCGACCCTACTATCCTTCCAGTCGGGTCTGGCAGCCGTGGAGGAAATAACGTTACGGTAAACATCAACGTACCTGCCAGCGCTTCAATTAACGAGCAGACACTGGCTCGGGAAGTAAAAAGAATTCTTCAGGAAGATGAACGAGTAAAGATGGCGGTAAATAGATAATGTCTGACGCAGGACTATATAATCTTCAGAGCTCCGCAGCTAAAAGATCTGCTAACTCTAATGACAGGGACCTAAGCCCTGCACAGTACTACGCTAATCTTGGTGTAGATCCGTCGGTAAAGCCGGGAACTCCGCAGCCAAAGATTAAGGCGGGAACGATTATTACCACAGTCGGCCCGGCAAACAACTCTATTTGGGCACTCCAGACATCAAGACACGCCGCCGGCATTCCTGTAGTACCTGCCGCTTGCTACCCAAAGGGGCATAAACTTGCTGGCGGAGTCAGCATGGGAGTTACTAAGGTCCTGTCTTACGCTGACACGCAGAACCCTAGCGTCACTAAAAACTACACCTTTGTTAACCAGTCTGTTAAGATTAAGGGCCCTGACGGCGAGTGGCTGTACTACCGCGGTTACTACATTCCTAAAGTTAAGACTGTTGTTGCCAAGCCGAGCGTAGACAATAAGCCTATTCCACTAAAGCCAAGCAGCCCTAATGAGTATAGGTGGAACTTACCGCCTCACAAGTGGAGCCTTCCTGTACTGCCGTCTAGTGACCCTAACTTTATGCCAACTGGTTACAACCGACCTCCGTCACAAGACCGATACCGTCGTGGCCGTTTGTGGTGGAAGTCTAGTGACCCTAACCTGTCTATCGGTACCAGCACTGACAATAGCAAAAACTCTAGTGTTGCAGGAAAAGACGACGCTCACAAATACGGGTTTCAGTTCCTGTGGAACCCGGAAAAGTTTACTACCTCAGTTCAAGTAAACATGGATGCTACCCCCTCTGCACAAGACCGTTTTATTGGTGGCCCTGGTTACTTCCCAGCTACTGAAGTTCTCTCACTGACTATCAGGATTGACAGAACTAATGACTTTGCTTGCGCAGCTAGCATGTTTGATCGCCCCACCTGGTCGGCTCCTCCTACCCTACTTAAAAGAGATTCGGGACTGTCTCAGGACATTATTAATTTAACCAACGCAGGGCTTCTTGCAAATAACTTTGCTAAACACCAAAACTTTGTCGATAAGTCACAAGTAGCGCAGTTTATTCAGTACTACCGCGTCAACGGCAGCTTTGCTCAAGACGAAACAAATGCGTCTATCGAAGCAAAACTTATTGACCTGTATCAGCGCGGCACTTTGGCTGATATTGAGTTTTTGCTTAGAGCTATTAACGGCTCTGGACCGGGTAGCGGTAGAAACGGTAAACCGGTTACGTGGGCCAATGGTCGAGGTATTTCTACCGCCGACATTGGGTTTCTTGTTCCTACCGTTCTAAACATTGACGTTGGTCCGTTGTCTTACCAAGGTTACGTAACTAGCTTGTCAATCGAACACGGGGCTTTCACTCAGGACATGATTCCTATTCGTTCTGACCTTACTGTTTCATTTAACCTACTGGCTACAGTCGGCCTTACCGCACCTGAGTTGGCAGGAGGAACTAAATAATGACTATTCACATTGGTTCTCGATACGAAGACTCAGTAGTAGATTTTGTAGCGTTCTCTCAAGACGGGGACGCCGCTCCTATTGTCTTCTACGAGTTTTCTGACATCGGTCAGATTCAGTACGTTGAGTACACGTGGAAAGAGGGAGACCGCCTAGACCAGGTAGCAGCTAAGTTTTACCAGTACCCCGACCACTGGTGGATCATTGCTGAATATAACCCCAACGTTACTGACCCGCAAAATATTCCCGCTGGAACAAAGTTAAGGATACCTAGTGTCTAACTTTGTAAGGCTTGATTTGCCTAATAACCAGTTTAAATTTAAGCGTGTCTACAAACTTAGTTACATGCAGGAAAACTACCACCATGATTTTGCCCGTGTCTACTTTAGAGACTGGGCAATTAGCCCTACTCAACTGAGGTCCGGTTCTCCGATGGTAATTCAGTTGCACGGTAAAAAGTTCTATGGGTATGTGCACGACGTGCGCTCCCACCAAGATAACAACAGCAACTTTACTGAGATCGGTTTTATTGGCGCATCTTGGGTGATGAGACAGGCTAGCCAGCAAGTATACAATGACGTTACAGCTGACCAGATCGTTGTGCAAATTGCTAAGAAATACAACTTTGGATACAAAGTTACTGCGCACCCACGCGTGTTCCCGCACATTTCTCAGGGCGGGTTAACTGACTGGGAGTTCATGGTAAAGCTAGCAAAGCAGTCTGGGTATTTCTTGCGCGCCGAAAACACAGTTCTGTACTTCCAGCCCCTGCTAGAGGACTTTGACGGCCTGATCAACGAAGCTAAAGATTTTATTAAGGCTGACGCTGGTGTTAAGTCCGGCCCCCCTTTGTATTACTTTAAGCCAATTGTAGGGGAGACACTGGTGCACCACGGTGCAGATAAGTCAGCTGTATCAATTGCAGGTGTTAACCCAGAGACTGGTAAACTATTTAAATACACTAAACAAACCCGATCAAAGTCCACCAGAGCAAAATCTAATCCTGAAATGTTTGATAAGCACGCCACCAACGTTGTAGCTAACAGCTATGAGGCCGCCGTGTCTGAGGCAGTAGCTGCCGACAATAAAAGCCTTTTTCCTTATCAGGCTGACGCTCAGGTTATCGGTACCCCATCTTTGCGCCCCGGCATGCCTATACACCTATCTAATTTAGGAAAAGACTTCTCCGGCTATTGGACCATTCTTCGGGTAGAGCACGAGGTTCTTGAGGAATCTCTAAACGTTCAGGTTTACAGCACTACCCTGAGCCTAGGCACAGACTCACTTGGAGAAACCTCTAAGCCTCAATACCCTAGGCGTCCGGCCGCTAAACCTGCCCGCAACATTGTCCCTAACGTTAGGAACACCAGACTTAAGCCAGAAACCAAACTTAAAAGCAGCGGGCTCCACGTGCAGCAAACTAAAACGACTGCTTTAGTCGGACGTGTTAACCGCGCTGACCTAAAATCTAAATCATTAGTTAAGGCGGCGTGGACCTCTGTTCAGGGAAATCTGAACACCAAACAGCCGTCTCCTACATCTCCAGTGCAAAGGTTTAAGGTGAACGCTAATGCAGCACGAGGTTAGGTATCCAGGTTTCTATCGGGCCGTTGTAGTAGACAATAACGACCCAAAAAACTTAGGCCGTATTAAAATGATGGTTCCGCAAGTCTCTGGCGAGAGCGTAACTGACTGGGCATGGCCTGTGCTAGGCGGCATTTCTGGGTTTAACCCTGTCTACGGTGAGTGGCAAGCAGACTACGCTCAGACGGCCGCGAGCACTACTGCAGCCTACGCTGTGACCTTTGGGACTAATGATGGCGCATACGGCATAGACCTGGAAAACAACAGTGAAATTCACTTTAGTTTGGCCGGTATATACAATATCCAGTTCTCGTTTCAGTTTGAGAACACTGCTGCAGCTGACCACGATGTGACTATTTGGCTTCGTAAAAACGGCGCAGACGTGCAGGGCTCTGCCGGATTTGTAGCGGTACCCAGCAAACACGGCAGTATAAACGGGCACACAATTGCTGCGTGGAACTACGTGCTTGAGTTTGCCGCCAATGATTACTTTGAAATTATGTGGCACGTAGATAATACTGCTGTGAGTATGCCGTACTACCCGCCCGGCACCTCGCCTACCCACCCTTCTGCAGCCAGCTCCATCCTTACCGTAGCTGCCGTAGGTAAGGTAACCCCAGCTGCCTCCGGCGGGGTTTGGGCGGCTTACGAAGGCGGAGACCCTAATTTCCCACTATGGATTGGAACATTTTAATGGCCGGATCAGTATTTACTATACCGTTTAGCTTTAACAACATTGGCCAGACCTCGGCCACTGAGGACCCAAAGCAGTACTGGAAACAGCGAATTGTTCTGGTCTTGGCTACCCGCTTTGGTGAGCGAGTGATGCGACCCGACTTTGGCAGTGACCTGTACACCGCCCTCTTTGAAAACGAGGCTATGGCCGCTGACATAGCCCAGAGAACTATTAATATCGCCTTTAATACTTGGCTCCGTGAATTACAATTAATAGAGGTTATACCTAGCTACGACTACACCACCGGCTACCTGGATGTTTATGTCAGATACAACTTGCCTACTGGGGACGAGGACAACGTATCTATTAGTACAGCTATATTCAACCGAACCGGAGACTTGATCCAGGAGATAACTAATGGCTAATTCTGTAAACTACATACCGCAGGTAGACTATACCTCCCGCGACTACTCCGCTATTCGTGACGATCTGCTTAATCTTATTAACCAGTACAATCCTGCGTGGACAAGCCGTGACCCATCTGATTTAGGTATGACACTTGTAGAACTGTTTGCCTACATGGGCGACCTTATGAACTTCTACACTGACCGTGCCGCAAACGAGGGATTCCTAGCCACCGCTAGCCAACGTGACAGCATCTTGCAGATGGCTGCAATGTTGGGCTACGCGCCTACAAAAGCAGTAGCCGCTACTACTACATTGACGCTTACTAACTCAACCGCCTCCGCAGTTACTTTTCCGGCCAAAACTCAAGTAGCTACTACGGCAGTAGTTAATGGTTTAAACACTCAAGTTGTGTTTGAAACAGACGTCGCAGTTACCGTTGCCGCTAAAGTTTCCGGAGTTAACGGAACCGCCTCAGTAGCGGCTACCGAAGGTGTCACTACTACTCTTGAAGACCTGGGGCCATCTACTGGATCGCCAAGTCAGGTATTTAGACTTGCAAACACAGGTGTAATTAACGACAGTATCACTGTGACCGTTAACAATGTTGTTTACACTTACCTGACCTCAATGGTTGAGAGCAACAGCTTTGACACTGTGTTTACTACAATAAACGATGCCGATGAAAACACTTACATCATCTTTGGTGACGGAGTTATGGGACGAGTCCCAGCAGCTGGAAATACTGTCTACGCCACTTACCGCACCGGTAATGGGCACGCAGGAAACGTACCAGCACAGACGCTAAAAAGTTTCCTAACTAACTCTGCGGCTGGTGTTACCGTAACTAACGGTTCTGCGGCTACTGGCGGCGCTGATGAAGAGTCTTCTGACTCTATTCGACTGAACACCCCTAGGGCCCTTAAGTCCCTAAACCGAGCTGTATCGCTTAGGGACTACGCCTACCTAGCTTTGCAGGTTTCAGGCGTAGCAAAAGCAAGCGCGGACGCAAACTCGTTTAACAGCATTATCCTGTACATGGCTCCTTCCGGAGACCCTGGAGTAAGTGCGGGTGTTGCTACCCCAGCCTTTACTGCGTTAGCGGACAAGGTAGCGGCCTACTTCATGGACAAGACGGCTCCAAACGTATCGCTGACTATTCTTCCGCCTACTTACGTCCCTGTGAACTTAGAGATCACTGTGCGAGTGCTGCCTCAGTACCAACAGAGCGTTGTAGTTGGTCAGGTCAATACTGCGCTTTCACAGCTCGTTTCTACTGATAGCTCATTCTTTGCGGACTTGATTCCAGTGCAGTACTTACTTACCAGCGCAAGCACAGTAAATGGCGTTGACTACATCACTGTAGAGCACCTACGCAAAAACACAAGCGAGCAATCTTTCACCGTCTCTAGCTACACCAGAACATCTAACGTGGCACAGCTAACTACAAGTGCTACGCACAACATTACTGTTGGCCAGACAATTAAAGTCACCAACTCAGCTAACGGTGGAAACAACGTAGATACCGCTGCAGCCGTAGTAACCGCTGTGGGCGCAACTACTATCTCGTTTGCAAACACAGGCGGCAACTTGGGCGCTACTACGCCAACAGTTACATCCACTGTACGAGCCAACGTCGTTGAGACAATCTCGTGCGCAGTCAACGAAATCCCATCAAAGGGCACCTTCACCCTAACCGGTGTCGGTGGTATTCAGTAAGGAAATATAATGCCATTAGCAAACGCTTATTACCCCGGGAACATTAAGACGGACTTTACTACAAAGGTAAACAACACCGACATCGTAGATGCGTCGCACCCTAACATCTTGCAGGATGAGGTGATCGCTATTGAGACATACCTTGGAGTTAACCCGCACGTAGGAACAAGAACCTACACCACGTCAGGCTTTACGACTGGTACCAGCCACGCCTCCGTAGCGGCTCGCCTTACCAACCTTGAAGTTGGTATCACAGGAGACGTCCACACCCAGTACGTGAAGATTGTCGGCGGAAGCACAATTACTGCGGCTACTTCAGGTACTAAAGGTTTGGTAGTCAAAGCTGCAGCTAGCCAATCAGCTAACCTGTTGGAGTTCCAGCCTAGCGGGTCAACCACTCCAATTGCTTACATCACCGCAGCTGGCGGGCTGGTGGACACACGAGTCACCGAAGACATCGACAACTTACACGTACTTACTTACGTATTTGGCTAATTAGGGATTTAAATGGCGCTCTACGGCAGTAATTTTTATAACCTCTTCACCTATGGTGCGGAGACGCTCGCTGACTTTGACGCCAGACCTATCTTCTCTAATCCTACTGATTACAAAACCATTTCTGTCTGGTGGACCAAACCGTCGGGTGACTGGTCACAGCTCGTTCTAGTTAGAAGCAGCTTGGGATTCCCAGTAACTCCAGATGATGGAATTACTCTTCTAACCACAACCTTTGCTAACCACGACTCTTTGCAGCTTCCGTTTGTAGACGTTGGTGCCGACTTTGTTGGCGGACAGGGATTGGCCGAAGGCCAGACGTACTACTACTCTGTATTTGTAAAGCGCACCTCAGATAGTTTGTGGTTTAGGGCCGGTAATACACTTTGCATTTCTGTAAAAGATTATGGAACTGCATCTTTGATGTACAACTACATACCGACACCATATAAAGTTACAGACTTTAATACTGCGTTGACCCCGTCACCAGGAACTAACAACGACCTATATAACTTCCTAAAGGTCTTTGCTTTTGAGTACGACCTCATTAAGACAACCGCCGAGAACGTTAAAAACAGATACAACATCAGACTTTTGGATGGGCGACTTATCCCACTAATGATGGACCAGTTTGGCTGGACCTACGAGTCTGAGATGGGTATTGCCCAAGGTAGACGACTGCTTCAGTACGCAGCCCAAATTTACATGACTAAGGGCTCAGTGTACGGAGTCAAAGCTTTTGCTAAAGCGTTCTCCGGCTACGGGGCTTCTTTGGGCACTGCTGTAAACCTCATGCTTACACAGGATGACTCGTCGTTTGAAGACACAGTCGGCTCTTGGAACACCGTGACTAATGGAACAGCTACGGCTATTACTGGATTGGCTGAGTCGCCTGTAGTGCCTCCGTACGCAGAGTCAACTGCGCCTTCTAATTTCCCTAACCTGCAGACTGGTATTCTCAAGATTGCCGCCAGTGCTTCTGGCGGAACCGTATCTACTTCGTGCGGTGCGTCTGCGCCTGTTACTAAAGGCATTCCAGTAACGGCAAGCACAGCGTACACCTTTAGCATTTACGCTAGGTCTAAAACTACCGCCCGAGCAGTTTCTATAAATATTAACTGGTATGACAGAGACGGCACCCTCCTTGGCCAAGGCACGGCAGCTACCACTACTACTTCAACTAGCGCCTGGGCTCGATTGACAAAGATCACGGCTACTGCCCCTAGCACTGCGCAGTTTGCCGTACCTACTATCTCTATCGCGAGCACCGCGGCTAACGAGGTTCACTACTTTGACGCAGCTCAGTTCCAGCTAGGGTCTTCCGCAACTGACTTTGTAGATGCCCGACGCGTAGATATTTACCTACAGCCTAACCGCATCAACTACATTAAAAACCCAAGCTTTGAGTCGGTGACTACTAACTGGTCTGTCTCTGACGCTACGGCTACTGTGTTTGCTGACGGTGCAACTACAGGAAGCACAAACTGCCTAAAACTTGCAGTAACAGCGGCAAGCCCTACGGCCACTACTTCTTCCTATAGCAACGTGACAGCCGGCAAAGACTACACCGCGAGCGCTTACGTTAAAGGCACAGCCGGAAGAACCTCTCACATACGAATTTATTGGTATGACTCGTCTAACACATTGTTAAGTTTTTCCGCGGGTAGCGACGTCACCTTAAGCGCTACGGCATGGCAAAGAGAAACGGTAACTGGCCTTGCGCCAACCGGTGCTGCTAAAGCTAAGGTATCTATTCGATACTCAGCAAGCACCGTGTCTGGAGACACAGTTTACGCAGACTCTGTTTTATTTGAGCCAGGTAACGTAGCTAACCCATATTTTGATGGCAGCAATGGGTACAAACAAGCCACTGATTTGTTATGGGAAAGTAACGACACGGTCAACGGTCTGTCTATGTACTACAAGAATAGGACTAACACTACCCTGCGTTTAAAGAACATTATGGGCGACTACATTGACGTCGGATCCCCGTGGGCACTATTTACTGGAACCATTATTTGACAAACGTCCTGACTCGGACTTAGTATGGGATCTCCGTTCATAGGAGGCAAACATGAGACGAGTAACCATCGCGGTTATAGGTAACGCAAAAACAACCCGAGCCAACCTAGAGGCTCTAATCAGCGACGTAGTTGAGTCAGTAGATGAGGCTACCATCGTAACTGTGTACAACGAAGCTCCGTCTGAGGGGCTTATCTGGGCAACCCAGTACGCGCAGGACAAGGGCATAGAGTCCCTACAGTATCCAGACAACAACTATGAAACTCTAGTGGCTGACCACAAGCGGGACGAACTTCGCTTTTTTATGCTTTGGTCCGATGAGGACCCTGAGTGCCAACTAGCTGCTTCTATGGCCCAGGAGCACAACATCCCAGCATATGACCTAACTGATGGTCTTATGTTAATTTCCCTAAATCAAGCCCCAATCTCCAGGCCGGCTAAGACTGAACCGCCAGTTATTGAGGCTGTTGTAAACCCCGCACCAACCCAACAACCGGAGCCTGATGTAGAAGAACCTGTAGAGGAAGGGCTTGAAGAGTATGATCTCGGAGAGGTCATGACCCTGGCTCTTGAAGAGGCTGGTAAAATATTTGCTCGGTCATTTGCTGCCGAGTTCATGAGACTTCTAAAGAAGTAGCATGGAAGAGCTAAGCACGTCAGCGCAACGCTGGCTACGTTTCTTTACCCAAAACCCAGAGCTGCCTTTAAATTACCTTACAATTATGAGCATGGACGTTAGTCGTGCTCGCAGTGTGGCAATCCTAAAAGAACTAAAGGAATTTGGTTTTGTTCAGGTGGTCAAGCGTATTGGTGGAGGTTCTTCACTTAAGCTTGCACGCAACGGAGCTTCCAATGCGGTAGGCTCCGGAGCTTCCAATACGGTAGGCTCTGGTTATAGCTATACAGCTAGTAGTGCTATTTCCAATAGCTATACAGCTAGTACTGCTAATAAAGCTACAAATAAATTCCTCGACGGGGTCGAGGGAGAGGAAAATAAAATGGGTGACGATTGGTTTGATAGAACCTACGGCTCTAGCGATGACCTTGCTCGTGACCGTAAGCGGCACATGGAGCAGAAGAAGGCCGAGTACACAGAGGCCCGCGAAGTCAAAGCAGCACAGCGCAAAGACAAGCACCGCTCAAACATTGATCCGGTCAGCTGGACTTGCAAAGACGTTGCGTACGAGTTCTCTGACCGCATGGCAAACATCTGGAGCATCAAGCCGTTTAGCGTTACCCAGTCTAGGTTTGTCCAGGCACTTGCAGTATTCCGCAAACAGCACGATACCGACGGCGCGCTAGAGCTTGCTATTGTAGATCTTTTCTTCAGCACCCTGCAGCACGACAAGTACACCGATGGCAACCACCTGTGGAGAGCGTTTTTGTACAAGGCTCCGTCTCTAATCCAGACAGCACGCGAGCGCACAATTTCAGTTGAACAGCGCGAGACCGATATCATTAAGGACCAAGAGCTAACTTCTAAGAAGCTTTCACTACTAGACGAGGACGACGATGTATAAGCCAGACGAACTTCCGGCCAGACGCCGTACCTGGGTAAAGATTGCCAGCCTTCCACCAGCCAAAATTGGCTGGACTCTAGAGGACTGCAAGGATGTGCCCGCAGAAACACTTGGCCATATAAACAAGTGGATGAAAGCTGTAAGCGCCGATAAGGTAATTCGTGCTGAGGGCAAAGAGACCTGTGGTCTTGGATTGATGCTGTACGGCCTTCCAGGGCGCGGTAAGACCACGGTTGCCAATACCATACTCCAGGAGGTTATCCGCACCATAGACCCCGCTGTGCTCGGTATGGAGCCGGGGAAGGCCGTTTCTCGTCCTTGCTACTTCATCACCTACAACGGCCTACTGGACCTAAAAGGTTCCATTATGGAGAACCACGACAACACTGAGGAACTGCTGTACAACAGCATTTTGGGTGAGGCTGAGGATGACGCCTACAATGTCAGGCTGCTAGTTCTAGATGATGTAGGCAAGGAGCACGCCAGCGCATCAGGGTGGCAAAAGAACATGCTGCACCACGTATTGCGTACTAGGTTTAACAATGGTTTGCCAACTATTGTGACTACCAACATCCGCCTTGATGACTGGGAGGCCCACTACGGGTCCGCTACCCAATCGTTTGTTCATGAGGCGTTTCTGTACATCAATATGGACTCAATTACGGATCTGAGGAAGTAATGACTGTCAGACTTATTCAAGTCTTTCTTAGCCACAAGTCAGATGCCCCAGGGCCAGGGATATTCGAGGTCAGCGCGGATGAGGATAGAAACCTAACTTGCACTTGCCCTGGGTTTATGTCTAAGTCTGTGTGCAAACATACAAAGCTTGTTACTGAGCGGATTGAACGAAACAACGGCATGTACCCATTTGATTTTGTTGACGAGACTAACCAAAAAGAAATTAAGCTAGCGATGACAGACGAAAACCTTTTTAGGGAGTTCATAATTAAACACGCTAAGATCGAGGTCTACTAATGCAGAACGGCGATATTAGCAATGCAATGCCTAAGCGCATACTAGTAACGACTGACGTTATTACCGATGAATATGAGGACAAGAAAAAAGTGCTAGGATTTGTCCCAGTAAGGTCTAAGAAGATTGAGTACAACAGGCTCGTTCTTAGTCATCTGTATATGACCACGTTAAAGCGCGGCATTACTATGGAGTTAATCAGCTATACTCGCTCTGAAAAAGAGATGGTAGATTTGATGCTCTACTTAGACAAGATCGGTACGAACCCGTTTCGTTATGGATCTGCTTACAAGTCGGTCGACAAGTTAGTTGCAGAACTACCTTTTAGACCAGAGGTTATCGGTGTAATAGATATCCCAACGCGACTACTTCGGTATGGTCGTTGGGGATTGGACTTTCCTTCATTATGAGTACAGAAGCAAAACTACTAAGTGCGGTCATAGCCGTCCGCGACTTATCCCCGCTTTTTGAGCGCAATGTCGCAGATCAGTGGTTCCCCGACGAAGAAGACCGCCGTGTGTGGACCTTTATGCGTACGCACTTCTCTAAATATGCAGAGTGCCCAAGCGCAGAGGTCATATCGGCTAACTTCCCTACCTACGTTCTTCAGCCAATCACCGACTCGATTGACTATCTGCTTGACGACCTGCTAGATAAGCGACGTAAGAACTCGATTACGACGACGCTACGTGCTGCTGTAGACGAGATTCAAAACAATAAGAACCACGAGTCTGCGCTGATGATTATGCAGGGCGGCCTTATCCGCCTTGAAGAAGAGGGACTTAACAACACCTCTGACGTTAACCTTATCCAGACCACAGAGTCTCGATGGGAAGACTACATCTTCCGTAAGAACAACCCAGGTTTGCTGGGCGTTGCTACCGGCTTCCCTACTATTGATGCTGTGACTAACGGGCTACAAAAGGGCCAGTTGATTGTGGTAGTCGCCACACCAAAGACCGGTAAGTCAACTCTGGCCTTGCAGATTGCAAATAACATTCACAAGCAGGGGCTATCACCAATGTTCCAGTCGTTTGAGATGACTAACCGTGAACAGCAAGACCGTTACGACTCTATGCGCGCCTTGGTTTCGCACAATCGACTTATTACTGGTGCTCTTACTTCAGACGAAGAAAAACGATACAAAGAGTCGCTAGACAAAATGTCTGAGGATGAGGCTAATTTTTGGCTAGTGGACTCGGCACACGGCATTACTACCTCAGCCATCCACAGCAAGATTCAGACTCTACAGCCAGACGTTATCTTTATTGACGGTGTGTACTTAATGCTTGACGAGCAGACTGGTGAGTCAAACACTCCACAGGCCCTTACTGGAATCACCCGTTCCCTAAAGCGACTAGCCCAGAAAACAAATAAGCCAGTTGTAATCACTACACAAGCACTTAACTGGAAGTCTAAAAAGGGAAAGGTAACCACTGACTCGATCGGTTACTCATCCTCATTCCTCCAAGACGCAGACGTTGTGTTTGGCCTTGAGCGCGAAGATGAGAACGTAGATGATACCCGTATCCTAAAGGTCATGGCAGCCCGTAATAGCGGTAACGTAGAGGCTACACTTATGTGGGATTGGGCATCAGGTCTATTCCGTGAAATGAACAGCGACGACGTATGAGACTAGAAGAAATGGAGCGCGTACTAGAACGCCTCAACATTGACCCTATAAACATCCGCGGGTCAGAGATTCTTGCACTATGCCCAGGCCACAAGGAGATGACCGGCAAAGAAGACCACCACCCATCTTGGTGGATTAACGCTGAGACAGGTGCGCACATCTGCTTTTCCTGCGGGTTCAAGGGAAACATCTGGTCGCTAATTGCTTCAGTGCAGGGTCTCAAGGACGCCAACGGGCTTCTAGACTAC